CCTAATGATTCATTAAGGGTAAGAACCCACCACTTGACGAGTCAAGGAAAGTCCTTAGTCTCTTTAAGACAGGGATTCTAAGCCTGCCCTAGGAAAGATTATGGCATTTACTGCCACGGACCTAGATCGTACCACCGCGGTGTGAGAACGTCAAGCGTAAGCTTAACGCGGACGGAACCTCGAAGCGTATAGTTATTACCATGCGCCTCATCGACTGATGGTTGCCAAAGCCGAGTGATTAACATCGCTCGGTGATCGGAGCTACGTCGTTTTCCGACGTAGACTATCATTGGGAAGCGGAATCCTTCGAAACCGCGTCCTGCTGATCGGGGGTAAGCGTATCGTCCGTCTCTTGCGAGGCCTGGACAGGCTTCGTCAAAAGACGAGATGAGACCGCCATCCCCGAAGCCCTCTGGTATTCGGAATCGAAGAGACTTCGGTATCCGACCCACCAGGTATGACCAACAACGAAGGTGCCTAGCATCACAGCCGCGATTAAAATCGCGGCGATGAGCATAGCGCCTGACACTGTTAGCCAACTTGTAAAGGCTTTCCACATTTGTGATCCTACTTTTTAAGTAGATTGGCTTACAGTCGATACCGTCGTAATAGTGACCGCCGCAACTTTCCCGAAAAGGAGAGTTGACAAAGCTTTTCTTTGGATTAATCTTAAACCCAAGGAACTCACTGAACGACGAATAGAGGGTGTATGCGTCAGAAGGGAGGATAACATCATCCCCAAAGACGCTGATCTTTCGAGTATCTAAATGAAGATACTCGCAAACCGCAAAAGCTGCGGCATAAAAGATCATGGATTCTAACTCAAAGGTGAAACCATTCCCCATTGCGGAGAATTTGTTCCACCGAAAAGGCTTCGAACCCAAAACTCCGACCTTGGAACGACAAGAATCTAGCAGCGTGAACCAGTTGGAGTCAGAAATTAAGACTCTAACTAATTCACGGCTGATAGAATCACTAGCGGAAGAGAAGTCAACGGTGGCAAGGGAGTCATCAATAGATGCATCCCAAGCTAACTGCTGATTTCGCTCCTGCGAGTTCAAGTCGATTCCCTCACGCCTAAGACGACGCCTCAAGGATGAACCGAGTGATTTTTGAAACCAGATATTCCATCCGGGTTCAATAGCAATCACACGGTCTGTCTTTGAGTTCTTAGGCACAGTGACCACTTGGTTCCCAATCTCATATGTGAAGAAGGCATCTGGAGGAATCTCTTCCTCCGTGGCAGTCTTCATCAAATGAGGGTACGCTTCCCGAAACCAGGGAGCAACCAGGGAGTACAAATCCCGAGTGATTCCGCGTTCTTCACGGAACTTGTTAAAAGCCGAGACCTCTTCCCCTTTTATAAGGGTTGAGACTCCTGGCCCCCAACCGGCATTACCTGCAAATTCCTCGGACGTCATCGGTGTAAGTAATGTGTCGATTTTCCGAACCATTGCATTTAGCAAATGGACGTTTGGGCCGCTATAGAGCGGGTCCAAAGACAGATTACGGAATCGATTATTCGTCGTTCCGCAGAGTTCTTCGAACTCCCAGAACTTTGCCAAAGCGGCGTCCTTCTTGCTTACAGGAAGATCGAGAAAATCGGCCTTCGATAAGAAAGAAGTCGCAGCATAGGCATCCGCAAATCCAGAGTGGGTATTAAACCACTCTGGACGACAGCCCAGGTCGACGAGCTGCGAGTGCTCACCATTTCGGTAGAGCAACCACACAGCGAGAGACCGAGGACAGTCGAGCGATTCGAGAAATAGCAGGATAGCCTCATCGCTCATGCGCTGAGTGTATCGGGTTGTGCGATAAGCCTTGAGCAAATCGCTGTGAGACTTCTTAAAAGACATCACATACTCCAGTCTAGGGTTGACAGTGGTTAGTTAGCCGTAGACTTCTTCGAAGTCGTTCACCGCATTGGTAATGACCGCATTCGCCAGGAGATTCTTGGTGAATGCGATCAGGTCTTTGCGTTGCGCGAGCGTACTACGCTCGGGCAGAACGAACTCGAGAGTTGCCAGAAGATCGTACGCCTTCGTCGGTGCCGGCTGAATGCCGGTACTGGTGGCAGGCGACGTTACTTCCAGAACCGGAGTAACAACTTTTGCGGTCACTTTGTAAGCCCGCGAACCCGCAGTGGGTTGGCGAACTTGCATCGTGATTTTGGAAAAACCGACGGCGATACCGCCTGAACGGTCGATCCAGCCCGCGATACCCTCTGCGCTGATGCGAGTCGGGTTAAAGATGTGGTTGACGGGGGTGGTTTGACCATCCGCCAGGGTAAGGGTTGCAATAGCAGCCATTTAATGGTTCCAAAAGAAGAAGGAGCTACTAATGGTCAACGACCAAAAGTAGTGCGGAGCAGGGCAATAGCGTTCAAGGCATGTGCTACTGAAGCGGGAGACTTGAAGGATGGAAGCGCAGGGGAGGGCCATGAAGTTAACGGCGATCTCCTAACGTTTACCATCCTCACGTGACTTGTTCCAGAAGCATAGCTCGCTCGATACAGCCCCGCAGGGTTATACGACGCAATAGTGCCATCACATTCGTGAATGGCAACTACTGTTCTGGTGCCGTGGAGGAAATTAACCCCCACAGTAGCATCCAGAGAATTGATCCAGTTGCCGATTGGCAGAAACCAGTCGACAACAAAGGACCAAGGCGTCAGCTCCCAGGCGATCGTTAATGGGTTGGTAATTCCCATCGAAGCCAAGGAGTGCAAGGGATCGTTAGTAACGGTAAAGAAACCCGAATACTTCACGATAACCCGGACCTTGCGGTTAATGGCAAACTTCATTCCGTTGATAGACGAAGAATCGACTAGCAACTGGTCTGAAGTTGTTAACGCCGCTCGTGCGGATGCTTTCCCAACAGGGGGTCCATTGTTCGCGTCGAAGATTGCTTCGGCCGCACCATGGACATCGCTGAGAAAGGGTAACCATCCGTATTGGAGAGCGAGCCATTGAGTAGCAACAGCTCGAGTAGGGTCAATACTGACCTTTCTTCGAATTTCGCTGCGCTGTCGGCGACTGACTTTGACGCCGAGTTCTCGAGCCGCTTGTGTGAGGTTGCCTCTTTTGATTGCTGCGAGAGCTTTTACAAGCCTCGTAGCGGCTTCCCCAACCAATCGGATAGTCTGCTCACGTTCGGCATAAACCTGCCATAAGTTAACTTTCTGGTTCTTTACGCTAGAAAGAAACTTAGTGACAGCTAAAGACTGAACGCGAGCCTCGAGTGCCGCAGTAGGGAGGACGTCGTACTGCAGAGAATTCTGCAGCACGCCGACATCCTGATACTGCGTTGTCCAGGGACTATTACCGTAATAGGTAGTATTTCTATTACCGACCCAATAGTAGTCACGACGCTTAGTCAAAGAATAAGCAGTCGACTTGACCGGTGAAGGCATTTTAGTGCGATCAATGGTCCAGCCCGGGGTGTCGTTACCGGAGCGAATAACAGTTTCGAGCATACGGTTAGGACTCGCGTAGGTCGACGACGTAGACGACTGCCTCGTAGAAGTATTATACGAGAAAGTCGTCGACAATCGCTGACCAACGTAGGGCTTAACAATATTCTCATTCGCTGCCATTCTAATCTCCATAACGACGGGTGCCTACCATAGCACCCAACCGGCTTACGCCGGATAAAGACCCAAGAGGGAGGTTTGCTTCAGAGGAACGCCGTGCAAGCACGGATGGCGACTTATGTCCCGATCTCGGTAAACCGAGTACCTCTAGGCAGACCCCCCTCGGG